AAATAGTTGACCAATTGGATGAAGTTGATTTAGATACTAACTACACGGCAACATATTGGCCTTGGATACAAGTAAGAGATGGGGACAATGCAACTCAGTTATACATTCCACCAACAGGTGAGGTTGTTAAGAATATCGCACTAACAGATAACGTTTCTTATCCTTGGTTCGCAGTAGCGGGATACCAAAGAGGTTTAGTAAATGCAATCAAAGCGAAGAAGAAGTTGACGTTAGATAACAGAGATGATCTATATAATGCAAGAATTAACCCAATTGCAACGTTCTCAGATACGGGTACTATAATTTGGGGTAACAAAACATTACAAGTTAGAGAGTCTGCACTTGATAGAATCAACGTAAGAAGATTATTATTAAGAGCGAGAAAATTAATTTCAGCGGTGGCAGTTAGATTGTTATTTGAACAAAATGACGAACAAGTAAGAAATGAATTTTTAAGATTGGTTAACCCAATATTAGAATCTATTAAGAAAGAAAGAGGTTTATACGAATTTAGAGTAGTTGTGTCTAACGATCCAGAAGATATAGACGCGAACACACTAAGAGGTAAGATTTATGTTAAACCAACTAGATCTCTTGAATTCATTGATGTAGAATTCTTAATTACTCCAACAGGAGCATCATTTGAGAATATCTAATAGAATAAAAAAGGAAAAGGGAGGGTCTAACGACTCTCCCCTATCCAAAAGTAAAAATTGAGATGACCCCAGTATATACTGGTTTAATATATACTAGATTTAATATATTATATAATTTATATCCTATATTTCATACTAGTAATTACTGGGTAATAAAAAAATACGGAAATTAATTGACAATGTCAAGTAGTTCTCAAATAAAAAAGAAAAATATTTCGTGAAGAGATATATTTATAATAATAGAATAACAAATATAACAAAAATACAGACATGGCAGATTTATTAATGAAAATGCCGGTTCCTTACGAACCGAAAAGAGTTAACCGATTTATCGTTAGGTTCCCTTCATCATTGGGTATCAACGAGTGGTATGTAACATCAGCGGCTAGACCGAGTGCAAAAATCAACTCAGTAGAGATTCCTTTCTTAAATACTTCAACTTATGTTGCAGGTAGATTCGTATGGAATGAATTAAGAGTTAAGTTTAAAGATCCAATCGGACCATCAGCGTCTCAAGCGTTAATGGAATGGTTTAGATTACACGCAGAATCAGTAACAGGAAGAATGGGTTATGCTGCAGGGTATAAAAAAGATATTGAATTAGAAATGTTAGACCCAACAGGTGTTGTGGTTGAAAAATGGATTTTACAAGGTTCATTTATGACTGACTTAAACTTTAATGAACTTGACTACAACAATGATGCATTAGCAACAATTGATTGTACGTTAAGAATGGATAGATGTATCCAAGTATACTAAAAAAATAATCTGTCGAAATATTTCAAGGGGGTCTTTTATAAGGATCCCCTTTTTTATTTTATTTAAACTTTACTTTATACTATTTAATAGTTACATTTAAACAGTATGGAAAACGAATATAGAATAGACCCAACAATTCAATACGATGTTGTTGAATTACCAAGTAGAGGTATATACTATCCAAATGGTACGAAATCATTAAAGGTAGCATACCTAACTGCTGCAGATGAGAATGTTTTATCCTCACCAAACTTAGCGGCAAATGGAGACATCGTCACAGAACTTTTAAAAAGAAAGGTTTTAACTAAAGATGTACCTGTTGAAGATTTAACAAGAGAAGATAAGGAGGCAATCCTGATTTTTTTACGTAATACTGCGTTTGGACCTGAATTAAAATTAGAGTTAAAGGACCCAAAAACAGAAGAATCATTTGAACATACAGTTGATTTAAGTGAACTCACCTATAAAGAATTCGATTTAAAAGAAGACGAAAACGGTGAGTATCCATATTTTATGGAAAAATCTAAAGTGGATATTACATTTAAATTTCTTACACCAAAAGACGAACAAGAATTAGAGGATATAACTAAAAGTTGGAACGGTCTTGGTGCACCTCCTATTGTTACAAAAAGATTAGAAAAACTGATCAAGAGTGTTAAGGGTAATAAAGATCAAATGAATATTAGAAATTTTATTGAGACCTTACCCATATTAGATTCTCAGGATTTTAGGAAATACGTCAATAAAGTCAAACCAGGTGTAGACTTAGTACACCACGCAGTCGCCCCATCAGGAGAAAAAGTCACTTTTAGAGTAGACTTTGGGGTGGAGTTTTTTCGTCCTTTCTACGGACTATAAAAGCGCGCAGTTTACTGAAACAATTTTTTTACTTAGAAAAGGGTTCTCACATAGGGATGTTTTAGAGATGCCCGTGTTTATGAGAAGATACTACGTCGAACGAATTATTGAGTTAGAAAAGTCTACCGACTAGTATTTATCTATATGGACGATATCAACAAAATAATTAACGACCTACAGAAGCGGGGAGTGCTGAATGATAAGGACGGAAATATGCTTGACGATAAGACAATCGGTCAAATCAAAAACAAATACAAAAATGTTGGTAATAACAGTTCAAGAGGTAACTCAGTTGGTGGTGATGATTTTAAATCCTCTATTGTTGATGTGATTGCCGGAGCAACACTACAACCATATGCACCTGAAGATACTAATATTCTTAAGGAATTGGCTCAGAATTATAAACCACCAACCGATGGTGGTAGTCAGACAGGTGCGGTTATTAGTTCTTTAATTAAAACTGCGATGAGTGGGATAGGTGATTATGTAAAAGAACAATCCTATTTACTTACGTTTGTTAATAAAGAATTGGGTTTAGCGGGAGAACTATCTCAAAAGTTTAGGGAATCAGTCACTGACGCTCAACCTGACCTAAGAAGAATGGGAATTCCTTTCAAGGAGATGACCGATTCTGTAGGTAAATTAATAGAAGATACGGGTAGGTTTGCATTGGTTGGTACAGATATGTTAGTACGTGCGGGTGAAATCGCGGGTGCATATGGTATGAAGATGTCCGAAGTTATCGGTGCATATGACGACTTTGAAAAAGTAGGTATAGGTGCGGCACAAGCACAAGAATCAATTGCCGATGCGGGTAAACGATCTTTAGAGGTTGGAATACAATCAAGACAAACCATTCAAGGAATGATAGAGAATGTTGGAAAACTGAATGAATATGGTTTCCAACAAGGGGTTGAAGGTCTCGAGAAAATGGTTAGAAGATCAACCGAAATTAGAATGAGTTTAAGTGAAACATTTAAAGTGGCGGATAAAGTATTTTCACCTGAAGGGGCGTTAGAACTATCTGCAGAATTAGGTGTTTTAGGTGCGGCGTTTGGAGATTTTAATGACCCACTAAGACTTATGTATATGGCAACCAATGAAGTAGAAGGGTTACAAGGGGCATTGGAAGGTGTGGCAGGTAATTTGGCAACCTACAATATGGAGACAGGTGGATTTGAAGTGACAGGTGCTAACCTTAGACAGGCAAGAGAAATTGCGAGTAAGTTAGGTATAGACATGAAAGAACTTACCCAATCAGCGATCGCACTACAAGAACGTCAACAGGCGGCGTTAGCGTTAGAAGGTTTAAATATTAACCCTGAAAACAAGGAATTCCTAACCAACCTCGCGAGAATGAAGGACGGAGAAATGTCAATTGATCTACAAGCGGCGGGATTGGAAGAAGAGTTTGGAAAAAGTTCAATTAAATTAAGTGAATTAAATGGTGATCTAGCCGACAAACTAATAGGTTTTCAAGACGAATTTAAAGACAAATCAGAAAAAGACCTCATAAGAGAACAAGTAACTTTAGTCGAAAACATAAGTAGGGATGTTAACTATTTAGCGTTGTTGGCTAGAATGGAAGTGGCTGGTGTAGGTGACAAAGCGGTACAAGCATTATCTTCAATGAGTGCAAAAGAGGCGGGTGGAGATATAAGTAGTTTATTATATAAAGGTACTGATTCCTTAGTAGAAATGTTTGGTGAACAAAAGGCGGAACTTATAAAAGGTATACAAACCCAAATGGGTATAGACCCAACCGAATTTAAAAAACCTCAAAACGTTCCTCTTGAAACCACCCAACAAGATAAGACAGTTAAACATGAAGTTGAAATTAAGGCTAAAGATGCAATTACTGGGTTCTACCAAAAGGAATGGTCGTTAAATCCTGAGAGATGGGTTCAAGGTAAAGGTTATTTAGACCCTAATTAATTTGAGGGTTTTTCATCTTAAATCTATTTATATTAAAAAGAAATTATGCCAAGTAACTTAGATTTCGATTCTACAAGTCAATTTAGGGATAGTATATTAAATAGGACGTTACAACAACCCAACGGTCCTCAGACATTTACTAGTTCCGCATACTCTGTAGAGTCTCTTAGTGACCATTCAAATATTAGTCAGGGAGATGTAGACGATAATCTAAATACTTACTTATCAGTACCTCAAAACTCAAACACATTTACTACAGAAAATTTTAGTACTGTTGATACTTTAAGAAATTTAACAAGGATTGATGATTTGGGGTTATATCCCGAATATTTTGTACAAGGGAGTTATAGTAATTTAATTAGTATTATGACGACCGACAACTACGATAATGAATCGAGGTTGATGAAGTTTGCTGCAAGACATATTA